AATTTAACTACAGCACCTTATACAACATCAGTTCAATATGTGATTGTTGCAGGAGGTGGTGGTGGAGATCGTGCAGGAGCAGGATCAGGTGGCGGAGGTGCAGGTGGATATCGTTCATCAGTCCCTGGTGAAGCATCAGGTGGCGGAGCCTCTGCTGAATCTTTAAGTCCAGTTTCAGCAGCTACTGTTTATCCAGTTGTAATTGGTGCAGGTGGATTAGGTGCACAACTTTCAGGAGCAACTCCTGCTTTACAAGGATCAAACTCAAGTTTTAATGGTATAGTTTCTACTGGTGGTGGGGGTGCAGCTTTTGTACCTAATCCACAAAACTCAAGAAATGGTGGTTCAGGCGGTGGTTCTTCTTATTCAAACGGAGGTGGCTCAGGAACATCAGGTCAAGGCTATCCAGGTGGTAATGCCACGCTAAATGGCGGAGGCGGTGGCGGAGGTGGAGCAGCTCAAGCAGGTTTTGGACCACCTACACCTGCACCTCAACAAAGAGGTTGGGATGGCGGAGATGGAGTAGCTTCTTCAATTACTGGCTCACCTGTTTACCGAGCAGGAGGGGGCGGTGGCTGTGGAAGATTTACAAACAATGGTGTTCAAGGTATTGGCGGTCTAGGTGGCGGAGCTAATGGCTCTAACCCTGTAGACTCACCAAATCCAGGCGGAACTGCAAACACAGGCGGTGGTGGTGGTGGAACTGATATTGGTAATCCACCCTTTAGTCCTGTACCAGCAGGTCCAGGAGGATCAGGTGTAGTCATAATTAAAGAACCCAACGCAGGATTTAAATGTTCAGGAGTATGGGATATGAACGCTCTTTACGATAATGTAAAAGCAGGAACTTGGACAACTTAACATGCCAAGATTAATCGGAGCAGTCTTAAATCCTAAACTACAATCTGAACAAATAACCACTTTTAATTCAAGTGGAACGCTCACCACTCAACCTTTAACAACTTCTGTTGAACATTTAGTTGTAGCAGGTGGCGGAGGTGGTGGTTCTTATTATTATGGAGCAGGCGGAGGTGCAGGCGGGTTACTGACAGCTTCAGGCAATCCAGTTTCAGGTGGCTCTCCATATCCTGTAACAGTTGGTGCAGGGGGTGCAGGAGGTTCTGCTCCTGGTGGTCCAACTGTCCCTGGTGTTGGTAGCAAAGGCTCAAACTCAGTTTTAGGTACGCCATCTTCCATTACTTCAGAAGGTGGTGGTTTTGGTAATACAGGCGGTTCGCCTGGCAACTATGGACAAGATGGTGGACCAGGAGGATCAGGCGGTGGAGCAGGTGTTGCTGTCCCTGGTTATGGACCACCTGTATTTCCATCTTCAGGAGGAAGTGCTGCTTCAGGTCAAGGAAATGCTGGAGGTTCATCCAACAGTCCTTTTCCAGGTTATGCTGGACAAGCCACATCAGGCGGAGGCGGAGGAGCAGGTGCTGTTGGTACTAGTGCTACTTGGTACCCAGGTCCAACACCAGTCCCTGATGTAAATCCAGGCGGAGCAGCGGCAGGCGGAGCAGGAGCGGCAAATTCAATTACTGGATCACCAGTCACTTACGCAGGTGGTGGTGGAGCAGGGGGTTACTACCTTGGAGCAGGAGGAGCAGGAGGCTCAGGCGGAGGCGGAGCTGGAGGCGGTCCGTCATCAGGAGGCGGAAACGGAACTGCTAATTTAGGCGGTGGTGGAGGCGGTGGACAACATCCTGGCACTGGTACTCCTAGCGGAGCAGGTGGTACAGGTGGTTCAGGTGTAGTTATTGTTAAAGAAGCACAAATTGCTACAGACACATCAAATTGTTGGGATTTAAGAACAGTTTTTACAGAAATTAAAGCTGGTAACTGGAACGGATAACAATAACCTATCTTTTAAAACACATCTAACTTATACTATCTTCCAAGAGAGAGAAGATGAAAAATATTTACTTTTTATGCGGTTTGCCTAGATGTGGAAATACTTTGCTTGCATCCATATTAAACCAAAACCCAAACATAAGTGTTACTGCTAATTCTATTACAGCAGACATTTTATATAATCTTGAACAACTTAAAGAAACAACAAATTTTAAAAACTTCCCTGACTATCAATCATTAAATAATTTAATAGAAGGTAGTTTAGAACTATATTTTAAAGATTATAAAAGTGATCATATTATTGATAGAAGTCCTTGGGGGACACCTAAGAATATAGAACTTATAAAAAAATATATTACTCCAAATCCAAAATTTATTATTTTAGAAAGACCTTTTATAGAAATATTAGGCTCTCTTGCTAGAGTAAAAAATTGGAATAAAAAAGATTTAGAAGATTCTTGTTTTTATGAAATGACTGAAGGCATGACTGCTGTTAATTCTTATGCTATACATAACATTATTAAAAATGATAACGATCATATAAAAATTAATTATGAAGACTTAACAATAAATCCTAAAAAATATATAAAACGCATTTACAAATTTTTAAATATTCCAACCTACAAACATAGGTATGTTGATTTAGAACAATTTTCTATAAACAATATTAAATATGATGATAGTGTTTTAGATGGAATGTATCATGATGTTAAAGAAGATAAAGTAGAAAAAAATAACTATGATTTAAATATGTATTTAAGCGAATCAATTATAACTAAGTATAAAAACATGTCTTTAGAAAAATGGGTAAATGAATTTTTAATACAGAGAGGTTATTTTGAATCTTAAATGGTATTACTGGTACTTTCAATCAGTTATTCCTGAAAGAATATGTGACGATATTGTTCGTTATGGTAAAGAACAAAATAAAGAAATGGCTCTTACAGGTAACGCTGGCAAAGACAACAAAAACCTTACCAAACTAGAACTTAAAAACATTCAAAAGAAACGCAAGTCTGACATTGTTTGGATGAACGATAGATGGATATACAACGAAATACAACCTTATGTGCATGCAGCAAACGCAAGTGCTGAGTGGAATTTTGAATGGGATTTTTCAGAGTCATGTCAATTCACCGAATATAAAAAAGGTCAGTTTTATGACTGGCATTGTGATTCCTATACAGAACCATATGACCAACCCGAAAATAGAAATGTGCATGGTAAACTAAGAAAACTTAGCATGACTGTATCGCTTACAAACCCTGATGAGTATGAAGGTGGTGATTTAGAATTTGATTTTAGAAATCAAGATGAAGCATCACAACCTAGAATTTGTGAAGAAATTAGACCAAAAGGAAGTGTGATTGTTTTTCCTTCTTTTGTTTGGCATAGAGTTAAACCTGTAACCAAAGGAATACGACACTCCTTAGTGTGTTGGAATTTAGGATATCCATTTAAATGAGCTTTAAGAAAAATAAATACCTAGTAATTAAAAACGCTATATCAACAGAACTAGCAGATTTTTGTTATCAATACTTTTTAAACAAAAGAGCAGTAGCAAGACATTTGTTTGATGATAGATATATTTCACAGTTTGCTGATTATTTTGGTGTTTGGAATGATGTTCAAATACCTGAAACTTATTCACATTATGGCGATATAGTTATGGACACTTTATTGCAAAAAGTTAAACCTGTAATGGAAAAAGAAACAGATATGAAGCTTACTGAAACTTATTCATATGCAAGAATCTATAAAAAAGGAGATGAGTTAAAAAGACATAAAGATAGATACTCATGCGAAATATCCACTACTATGTTATTAGGTGGAGATGAGTGGTCTATATTTTTAGAACCATCAGGCGAAGAAGGTAAAAAAGGCGTAGAGGTTAACTTAGGAAAAGGCGATATGCTTATGTATCGTGGTTGTGATTTAGAACATTGGAGAGAACCTTTTGAGGGCGAAAACTGTGCGCAAGTATTTTTACACTATAATGATGCTAGTGGTAAAGACGCTAAGTTTAATAAATTTGACGGTAGACCTATGATAGGATTGCCTGGACATTATTCATTACAAAAATAATGGTTGAAGTCTTTGACTGTCCTTACATATCCAAAGTCAACAATAAACAGTTTCAACAAGACTTAATTAACTACACTAAAGAAACAAAATGTTGCGATATGGAGGTGTGCGTACATCCAAAAATACAAAGCGACTTAAAAATAGATCAAGCTTTTACAGTTATTGATAACTCTATTAACAACCTTTTTAAAACTTACTTAGGTACTGATAAGTTTGAGTTTACCAAAAAGAATGTATGGGGTTATTACGCATCTAAAGGCTCGCAATTACAAAGTGTGGTACATAACCATGCTTTTAAAAAAGAAAAAGGTTTGCAACTTTCTGCCTTAATGTATATCACACCAACGAAACTAGGCACTAGCTTTGCAGATTTTAAAATAGAACCTGAGATAAATAGATGGTATCTTTGGCACTCAGGTTTATATCATCACCCTGAAGACGGTATAACACCTAAAGATAGAATTGTTTTAGCTTTATCTAGCGTAATAAATAGATGCACATAAAAATTCCAAACTTCTTATCAATAGAAGAATGTAAGTTAGTCGAAAAAGTTTTATTAGAAAAAGAACAAGAAATACTTGCCTTGCCACTCACTACAGATATGTACACAGGTACAACTGCAAGGTATTCCTACTATAATTTTTTAAATTACATACCTGAAATTGATATAGCAAAAAAGTTTTTTGACTTACCTATTATGCAAGACGAAGATGAGTTTTGGATTCAATGCTGGGTTAATATTCTTAATAAAGGTGAAGGCATACCCATGCACAATCATGGTCATCCTGAAAATATTTTTTATTCTTGTAATGTATTTATTTCAGGTCCCGATGATTGTTTTACTTTTTATGATGATAATGGCCATGTACCTAACAATATTGGCGAGCTACATTTAATTGATTGTCATCTTTGGCATGGAGTAAAAGAGAACACAAACGACCAACCAAGGCTATCTATTGCTTGTGATATACATTTTAAAGACCCAAAAAATTTTGAAAATTACGAGCAAAGAATCGTTCATGCCAAGAGAAATTAGTATATAATTTTAAAAAAACTGAGGTAATACAGTATGGATATATTAATACCACTAGCAATAATAGTAGTAGTTCTGGCTTGGTCTGTAAAAAAATTCAAACCTGAACTTTGGGATCAAGTAGTTTCTAAATTTAAAAAATAATATGATTTGGTGCAACAATGGACAAGGAGCAAAAACAGCATGATAGCTTAATAGCCTGGGCGGCTATTGGTTTTTTAGTAACTTTGGTTATTGGTTTGTCTGTAAATGTTAGCGCTCAATCCTCTCAACAGTCTGGTACAGCTTGCGTCAACGGTACTCAATATTGCGAAAACAATAGTTTGGATACAGTCAATACGACTACGACCACAAATACCAACACAAACACCAATACCAATCAAAATACGAATACAAACACCAATACAAATTCTAATACCAACGTATCGACTAACACGAACAATTCGACCAATACAAATTCTAATACGAATGTTTCAACCAATTCCAATACGAATGTAAATAGCTCGACCTCGAATAACACCAATACGAATAACAACGTCAATACTTCGACATCTAACTCAACGGTTAATTCAACCGTTAATCAAAATGTTAACAATACTAATAATTCGACTTCGACTAGCTCTAATACGAATCAAAACACCAATATTAATCAATCGACTTCAGATTCTAACGTTACAACTGACAACCGAAACGTTAACGAAAACAATTCTAGATCTGATAACACAAACCGAAACATTAACGAATCTAATTCTACCCAAACCATTAATCAAAACGTCAAGAGCAAAGCTCCTCCAGCTTCAGCGATAGCTCCAAGCATTATGTCCTATTCGCAAGATCTTTGTACTGTAGGCCGCTCTGGTGCGTTCCAGGGACAAGTATTCGGCTTCTCTACAGGAGCTACTGTTACTGACGAAAACTGCGAACGGTTAAAATTATCTAAGTATCTTTACGATACTGGTATGAAAGTGGCTAGCGTTAGCATTCTTTGTCAAGATGAAAGAGTATTTAAGGCTATGGAGATGGCTGGAACTCCTTGTCCTTACAGAGGCAAGATAGGCGCAGAAGCAACTTTGTCTTGGGCTGAAAACAAATCTAAAAGACCAGACGTTAAAGAGCAAGAAAAGTTATTCATACAAAAATGTACACACGATTCCAACCCCAACAGAGAAAAAATAAACAAAGACGTTGTTGGATTTGTTAAAAAAAGCTATACAAGAAAAACTAA